AGAGTTACAGCTAGCACTTTTACCGTTGACGCTGCGGCAGCTGACGGCACCCAGACGCGCACCATCACAGGCATTGCAGTGCCCTACAACGTCACCGCAAACGCCAGCGGTACGGAAGTCATGTTCATGCGCGGCAGCCTCCCAGTCGAGGGCAAAGCCCCAAAGCTCTACATGCAACACAACGCCGAGCAAGCCATCGGCCTTGTCACAGAGCGCACAGACGATGAAGAAAACATGTACTTTTCGGCCAAAGTCAGCGCAACAGCGCTTGGTGACGAGGCGCTCATTTTGGCAGCCGACGGCGTTTTAGACAGCGTGTCAGTAGGCGTAAACCCCACCAAATTCAGCTACAACGAAGACGGCGTAATGGTCGTAGAGGCCGCCCAGTGGTTAGAGCTCAGTTTGGTGCCTCAGCCGGCATTTGCCGATGCAGTTATCACTCAAGTTCTAGCAAGTATTGACACAAACCCCGAAGATTTGTGCAATACTGAAGAAGAGAACCCGACAACGAATACACAAACACCGGAGGAAACCGAAGTGTCAGAGCAAACCGCACCTGAAGTTATTGAGGCATCAGCACCAATTTTTGCAACAGCAAAACGTCAATTTGACATGCCGACACCTGGCGAATATCTCGCAGCCATGCACATTGGCGGAACCACTTTCGAAAACGTTTCTGCTGCAGCTCGTAACTACATGCTCACCAAGCAGTCAGCATTTCAGTTTGCTGCTGGCGACGTTTTAACGACCGACACCCCAGGCCTTTTGCCTGTGCCAGTGCTCGGCCCTGTGTTCGCGAACCTAAACCAAGCCATTAGGCCTGTGGTCGCAGCTGTGGGCGCTCGCGCTTATCCTGACGGCGGCACACAAAAAACCTTTATCCGCCCGACGTGGACAACTCATACCAGCGTGGCGTCTCAGAGTACTGAACTCAGTGCAGTGTCAGCAACCACCCCAGTTATTGCCTCAAACGTAATTTCTAAAACTACGCTGGCTGGGCAGGTCACCCTCTCCATTCAGGATGTTGACTTTACGTCGCCCGGCTCGATGGATATCATCATCAATGACCTCATGGGGCAGTATATGCTTGCGTCGGACAACCTCGCAGCTGATGGTTTAGTAGCAGGTGCTAACGCATCAGGCGCAACCTGGACAGTCACAGCGAACGACCCAACCTCGTTGATTACCTCGCTTTACTCATGTGCATACAGCATTTTGGTTAACTCAAACTTCTTGCCAGACCACATTTTTGTAAGCCCAGACGTATGGCGCAGCCTCGGTGGACAGCTCGACTCAAGCAAGCGACCAGTTTTCCCGTATGCCGGCGCAAACGGCCTTATCGGATACAACGCATTTGGCGAGGCAAACATCACTGTTGCTAACACGTTCAACCCATTTGGTTTGACCATGTGTGCAGACCGCAACTTTGCAGACGGCACTTTGGTTGTGGCTCGCGCTGCTGCTATCGAATTTTATGAAAGCATCAGGGGCCTCCTGACGCGTGATGAGCCTGCAACATTGGGCAAGGTCATGTCGTACCACGGCTATGCAAGCCTTTTTGTTGCTGACACAAAGCAAGTACAAAAAGTAACAGTCGCCTAATTTAGAAAGGCGGCACAGCTGTGGCTGTCTACAAAACACAAGGCAAACAACTGCTAGATAACTACGCAGTAGTTCAAACGCTGGAACCCACAGAAATAGTTGTGGGCCAGCAGGTAACTGTTGCCGCTTTAGGCGCACCATTTAACGGCACGTTTACCGTGCTTGATATACCGCTGTACGAGTACATCGGCGTTGACGGTGAGTCTGGCGCGTTAATGTTTAACGCAAACGTTGCCAGAGAAAACCAAGTGCTATTTGCTTGCACAGGCTCAGACGTTTTATACACAGTCGTATATACCGGCACAGTCACATATACGCAAAGTTGCAGCTGGGTAACCGTCGCTCAATGCGAAACCTATTTGGGCGTAGATATCGCAGACCCGAGCGACGATTACACCCTGCTTACGCAGGCTCGAAACGCGGCAAACGATTTTTGTTATCGCCGCAGGCAAGAGTCAGGTTATGCAGACAGCCTGACAACCTCGCCAGGGCACGACGTCACTCTGGGCACCCTCATGTACGCGGCAGCACTCTGGCGTAGTCGAGGCAGCACACAAGACACGTTTGCAACCTTTGACAACATGGGCCAAGCAAGCGTTTCAGCCATGACCCCAGTGATTAAGCAGCTCTTAGGCATAGACCGCCCACAGGTCGCCTGATGGCCTACACAGACCTGTTTAATGAGGCCATAGCAGACGTTGCTGCAAGCCTTAATGCTGTGACAGGCCTGCGCGTCGTAACCGATGCAACAAAAGTAGTGCCCAATTGCGTTTTTCTTGACGCGCCAAGTTTCACGACTATTGCCGGCAAAGGCAACATTGTGCGCATGGAATTCACTGTCAAGGTCATCGGCACTGGGCCAGCAGGCCTGCCGGTACTGCAAAAACTGTTGAGCATTGCAGCTGCCGTACTTGCCAGCCCCATAATCGTAATGTCAGGACAGCCAGGAGCCGTCGAGCTAGGCGGCGCTACCTATCCTTGCTACAACTTGCAAATGGCTTTGCAGGCACAGACAGCATAAAAGTGTTACGCTCTACACATAACGAAGTGTTACCACAGGAGACAAAATGGCAACCTCTACATATCTCACAAACCCGACAGTAAACCTTGCGCCCACAACTGGAGGCGCCAAAGTTGATTTGACAGACCAGTGCCGTAGCGCAACCATTACCCTCGGCGTTGACAGTTTAGAGTCAACTGCTTTTGGCGATACTGGGCATCGTTTTGTTGCAGGCTTGCAGACCGTCGCAGTTGATCTTGAAATGTATCTGTCATACGGCACCGGCGAAGTCGAGGCAACCCTGTTTGCAAACTTAGGCACAGGTACCACAGAATTGACCATTTCTCCATCAGGCGTCACAGAGTCTGCGAGCAACCCTGAGTACACAATCATTAACATGCAGCTTGTCAACTTCACCCCCATCACAGGCGCTGTAGGCGAACTCTCAATGGTTACCGCCTCATTTGTTGGCGGCACATATACACGCGATATCACAGCACCATAAACAACCCGACGCAAGGCGGCAGACATGCAACTAACACTAAAACTAGATATTGGCAACGGCCCGTACGAGGTAACAACAAACCTGTGGTGCGCTGTGCAATGGGAACGCAAATATAAGCGCAAAATGTCAGACCTAGCGCAAGGCATAGGCGCCGAGGATTTGGCTTATCTGGCATTCGAGGCCAGCAAACTACACGGCGTTACAGTGCCCGTAGTCTTTGACGATTTCATAAAAAAACTTGCAGCAATGCCAGAAGTTGTTGAGCAAGAAGACCCAAACCCTACCGAGGGGGCCACAGACTAGCTCTATGTCATTTACTGATACAGACTGGCTTTTGGCCTCCTAACATAGAGTTTCTCAGCGCTGACCTGAATACCTGCATTAGTATTATGAATGAGCAAAGGCAGCGACGATGACAGCAACAATTAAAACCGAACTTGTAGGGGTACGGCAGGCTGTTGCATCATTAAACAAAATTGAGCCTGGGCTACGCAAGCAATTTGCTGCCGAGTTAAACCAGATAGCAGCGCCAGCAATACAAGCTGCGCAACAGCGCTATACGTACTTAGGCGTACCGCTGTCAGGTATGCAGAATAAATGGCAGCAGGCAGGACGCTCGCGTGCGAACTTTCCCTACACAGTCGCTAAGGCTGTAAAAGGCGTGCAAGTGAAATTGGATACTCGACGCAACGCCACCAGCACCATCGTTATTTCGCAAGTAGACCCAGCGGCTGCAATCTTTGAGACAGCAGGCCGAAAGAACAGCAACACCCTTGCCACCAATTTAGGCAACACTCCACCGCAAGGCCGCACGCGCCTATTTGGGCCAGCGGTATACAGCAAGATACGTGAAGTGACAAAAGAAATTGAACGTGCAACCTTGCAGGTCATTAGTCGAGTGAACAGAGAACTGCAATGATTTCCATACCCATTATTAGCGATTTTGACTCAGCCGGCATAAAGCGCGCACAGCGCGAATTTAAGCAACTGGAGACAGTAGGGGAAAAAGCCCAATTTGCTATTAAGAAAGCGGCTGTGCCGGCAGCTGCGGCGCTTGGCGCTGTGACTGCTGTTATTGGCGACAGCGTTAAAGCCGCTATTGAGGATGAGGCAGCACAGGCCAGCCTTGCGCGACAGATAAAGGCAAGCTCTGGGGCGACCGATAGCCAGGTGGCGTCAGTCGAGAAATACATTTCTTCGTTGGCAAAAAGCGCTGCCATTTCTGATGATGAGGCGCGGCCAGCGTTTCAGAAGTTAATCGTTGCAACTAAAGACGTTACAAAAGCAACAGAGTTAATGAACTTGGCCACTGACGTCGCGGCGGCGACAGGTAAGCCGCTGGTTGATGTCAGCGAGGCATTGTCAAAAGGCTATGCGGGGAATATGAAAGCGTTAGGCGCGCTTAGCCCAGAGATCAAGGCCATGATTAAAGACGGCGCCAGCCTTGCCGATGTGCAAAAAGTGTTAGAGGCAAACTTTGGTGGTGCCGGCGAGGCCGCAGCGAACACAGCTGCAGGCGGCATGAAAAAACTAGGCATTGCTTTTGGCGAAACCAAAGAGTCAATAGGGCAAGCCTTTTTGCCGATCATGGAAAAATTGTTACCTGTGGTGCAAAAGTTCTCAGACTGGGCAGAAAAAAACCCAGAGTTACTTGCAGCTGTAATTGCCGGCATGGGCATTTTGGCTGCGTCAATTCTTGCTGTGAACGCTGCAATGATGCTGAACCCTGCTGTCGCAATTACCGCTGGCATTCTTGCGTTAGGCGTTGCCATTGTTGCGGCCTACAAAAAATTTGAGGGCTTTAGAGATGTTGTGCGCACAGTTGTAAACGCTATTGCTGGCTATTTTGAATTTATGATTAACGGCTGGATTAAAGCAATCAACTTAATTATTTATGGCTTAAACCTCTTAAAGCCAGGCAAAGACATAAAAATGTTGCAAGAAATATCTATAGGACGCATGGCTGAGCCAGTTGAGCCAAGCGACCCAGGTCGCAACGGCAGCGCCAATATTGCCGAAAGAAACAACAACGTAAACATAAACGTTTACGGCGGCGACCCTAACCAAGTAGTCGAGGCGTTGCGCTCATACATGCGCCAAAACGGCAGCGTGCCAATCAAGGTAAGCAACATCTTCTAATGGCAATAGTCCAATACCAGGTAGAGGTAGGCGCAACTTACGCAACGCTTACAACTGTTGTTGCCAACGTGCAAAACGTGTCTTTGACATATGGCCGGCAAAAGCCTTTAGATGCTTACAGCGCCAACACAGGCAACGTTGTTTTGCGTTACCCGACCGGCTACACAACCCCCAATGCCCTTTTTGTCACAGGCACTTGGCTGCGCATATCCGTCAGGCTTGGCACGTCTGGCACATATCGCCAGCTCTTTGTTGGTCGCATAACTGACGCAATGGTGCAGTACGGAATTCCCTATTCTGGAGGCGTAGGCAACGCAGACTTTGTTACTTTGAGCTGTGAGGGAAACTTTGCAGCCTTTGGTCGAGTGCAAGGCAACAGTTACGCAATGACCGCCGGCACTTTAAGCGCGCAGGCAGGCCAGTGCACAACACAAACAGGCCTGAATATCAGCACCACCAGCGCATTTGGCGGTACTCAGGCATTCCCAGCCACGACGATTAGTGGCACCTGGGGCGACTGGGTAAACAGGGCCGTATTGACAATGAACGGCAAACTTATTGACATCAGCGACGGCATTTTAATGGTCAACGCATACCGCAAAATTGCTGGTTTTTACGGCAATTTCAGCGACACCACGAACGACGCCAGCAACCATATTTTTGAGCAAATATCTTTTAGCAGCTTGGCAGACAGTTTTTACACACAGGTAACTGTTGACCCTGAGTCTTTTTCTGAGGCCACAGTGTCGACAGGCTCAGCACCTTTTCGCACCTATTTGGTGAACACGTTGAACAACTCGACAAGCCAGGCAACAGACTTTGCTAATTACCTCTTGTCTACTTACAGCACAGCAACACAGCGCATTTTGAGCGTGACCTGCAACCTCAGCGCGCAAAACGGCGACATTCCGTCTTATGGCATGGACCAGATCGGCTCAACTGTGACCGTCACGTTTCGAGGCACCGTGTTCAACTGTCTGTTAGAGGGCGCAACGTTTAGCGGCAATCCGTCACTGGCCAGCGCTACGTTCTATTTGAGCGCGCAAGACTTGAACAATTACCTAACCCTTGACGATGCCGTTTATGGCAAACTTGATTTTAACAAACTAGGTTATTAAAGGGGTTTTATGACATATCCAAGTTTTGCCACTGGCGAAGTCCTAACCAGCGCAGCCATGAACGCAGTAGGTCTTTGGTTAGTGAAAACACAAACGATTGGTAACGGCGTTTCAAGTGTGCCCATCACCAGCGCGTTTAGTGGTGACTACAATAATTATAAAATTGTTATTAGTGGCACCGTCGTGTCAGGCTCGACAAACTCAATTTATATGACGATCAACGGCTCAACAGGGTCAACATATTCAGCTAATGGCATTTATATGTTGCCAAGTTCTGCAACCGTCAACGGGTTAAACCAAAACCAACAAACCACAGGTTTTTGGTTAGGCATTTCTGGTGGAACTTTTTCAGCAACTTTTGACATTATGAACCCATTTTTAGCAAAAGCAACAAACGTTGTCGGCCAGTCTGCGGCTTCTGGCGGCTCTGCTTATTACAACACTTTTATGGGGGCAGACAGTAACGCAGCCTCCAGCACAGGTTTTACCATTGTTCAACAAACCACAAACTTAACTGGCGGAATAATCAGTGTTTACGGATACCAAAAGGGATGAAATGAATAGGCCAAAAATACAGATAGAAGACGAAGTGCGCGAAATGACAGAAGAAGAACACGCAGATTATTTGCGCGTAACAGAACACGCTTTTAAGGCGCCTGATGATTTGGAGAGTTAGTTTCGTGGCGCTTTTGCTTGGCGCAATTCTTGTTGCTTGTGGCGACCGTGAGCGCGTCAACTGCCCAGAGGTACGCACCAAAAACAAGGCCTTGCGCGCCGAAACGTCTATAACTGTTGACACCGCCAGCCTTGGCAGTACTCGAATACTGGCAGACAAATGCCCGTGATACCACCGCCACGGCGTGAGCATCGGATGACCAGCGAGGAAATTAAAGCGCGTCTAATTTTTATCGTTGCTTGCGCGCTGTCAATAACTTTTGTGGTCTCAACATTGGCGTTGCTGTACGGCCTGCTTTTCGTGACTCAGCCGCTCGAAGTATCAGACAACGACAAAAGCGCTTGGGCCACCCTGCAACCACTATTGCTTTTTCTTACTGGCTCACTTGCTGGCCTACTCAGCGCGAATGGCTTAAAAGATAAACCGAAAGGCAAAACCGATGAATGACGCCGACAAAAAAGGCTTACTTAAAATTGTGCGCCAAGCAGCTGCAAACCTTTTGCACCGTATTGCTGACATCATTAACAAGCCATGATTTACACCGGCACAACCGACGGCGCAGCTGCAGGCAAGCGCGCCGGCACAGAAAAGTTTGTCAACATAATGACAAACAAAGGTTTTACTAACCTTGGCACCTGGGCTGTCAGAAACATGCGCGGCTCAGACCGCCTGTCAGTACATGCCACAGGTCGAGCAGCCGATATTGGCTACAAAGACAAAGCCACAGCCGCTTTGTGGGCAAACTGGCTGGTAGCAAACTACAAAGTTTTGGGCATTGAAGAAGTGCACGATTATGCCGGCACAACAAAAAAAGGCTGTGAAAAATGGGGCCGAGGCTGGCGCTGTAATCGTGATGGTAAGCCAGGTTGGAAAGACTGGTCAGAGACCGCAAATGGCGGCTCAGGTGGCGGCCTGTGGCTACATGTAGAACTGACGCCAGCAATGGCAGACAACCCTAATGCCTTTGTCGAGGCTTGGAAAAGCATCCCTAGACCTGCATAGTGCCCAAAACGGCTGACCTTTTGCTAGGGTTTTCACACCGGCAGAAAAGAGGCATACATGTTTAGAGGCACTTATTAGGCGTTTTGTCGTGGCAGTCATGGTCGCCACGCTCACAATTACAGCAGGCCCAGCGCACAGCGCAACACAGCCAGTCAAAGCCTGCCCGAAGTATCATGACGCCATGCGCAAGGCAGGGCTACCGCCTGCGCTATTCAGCCCCATTATGTATCGAGAGTCGCGCTGTGACCCAAAAGCCATTGGCTGGAACTATCAGCCTGGCATGTCGTACAAAGACTGCAAACGAGCGCCAGCGCCTGTCTACAAGCGTTGTAGGGCCGTTAGAACGTACGACAGCGGGCTGTTGCAGATCAACAGTTCATGGGTTTCTGTGACTGCCCAAGTCTGCAAAAGCCGATACGGGGATATGTCGGTTTTATTACAGCCAGCCTGCAATTTGGCTGTAGCAGCACACCTGTACAAGACGTCTGGGATAGGCAACTGGCGCGCCACAAGCGGCAAAAGGTAAATGTCACACCTGGTTGTTTCAATATGTTATGTTCACCATAAGTACTACGGCAGGAGGAAATATGGAACACCCGAATTTGTTTGACGCCATCGCTGAACGCGACGCGGCAATGGAGAGTGTCGAGGGCAACACAGACAGCAACTGGCTAAGGGCCGCTGACGCAGCAGTTACCTGGTTAGCAAAGTCAGCTGTAAACGGTTTTACTACCGATGACGTGTGGCGTTACCTTGACAATTTAGGCATGACTGGCCAAGTGCACGACAACAGGGCGCTCGGCCCAGTAATGAAACGTTGCGCTAACGCAGGCCTCATTGTGCCTACAGGCGATTACAGGCCAAGCCACAGACGCCATTGCGCGCCTATTCGAGTATGGCGAGGTATCTGATGCGTAACGTATTTGGCTTATTTGCATTTGTGGGCGTAATGACAGTGTTTGCTTTAGTGACATTGTGGGCAGCAGATTGGATACAAAACTACGACGAAACAGGCAGGTGGGAATAATGGGTTTTAACCTTGACGATTACGAACCAGTAGCAAGCAGGCTTGCTCGATGGCTGGAAACTGTTGTGAAGTCTTCAGTTGTGCCTCGGGTCATCACCACATTGCACGCTTACGAGCCTGGCGGCTGGTGCATATTCAAGGCTGAGCTGTACGAGGGCGACATGTTGATTTCAACTGGATGGGCCGAGGAACACCACACCGAAAAAGGCGTGAACTCGACAAGCCACATGGAGAACTGCGAAACATCAGCGATTGGTCGAGCATTGGCCAATGTTGGCTATGCCGGCTCTGACGCATCAAAGCGACCCAGCCGAGAAGAAATGCAAAAGGTTGTGCGCTACGAGGGCGACATGAAAATAACAGAGTCAGCGAACGCGCCAAGCGAAAAACAACTGTGGAAATACAAAAGCGAACTAAAAAAAGCAGGCCTACTGCCACCGTTAAACATTGCAACAATGTCTAAATACGAGGTATCAAAAGCAATAGAGGCTTTGGTTAATGGCGAAGTGCCAGCCGAGCCATTAGAGGCGGAGGAGCCATTTTGAGCGATGACCAGGTATGGAATGCGTTTATCACGTCGTTGCCTAAACAAGATCAGGCCCGACATGATTTAGAGAATTTTCAGGCGCGC